TAATGCTCTTTTGTATGCTCTAAATACGTTTTGAGATACATAGATGTATAAATCTTCTCTTCCGTACAATTCAGCAGGAATAGCATCAGCAACTTTACCTAATTCATCAATAACATTTAAAGCAGTTACAGTTGTTCCTGCTACCTCGTTATCGGTTGGTAAATCTGCATCAGCAGCTAACAAAGTTTCAAATCCATCAAATGAACCTTCTCCATCTGTTCCTGCCCATACATTTTGTTCGTTCTTTTGAGCAACTTTACCTGCTGTATAAGAAAGTAAGTAGTCTTGGAAAGATGATGGTAAGTTGTCAAATGCAGAATATCCCATTTGAACAGCATCCCAATCAGAACGGAAATCTTTTTTACACAACTCTAAGTTNACTTGCAACTCTTTAGGTTCAAGNATTCTNTCAGTTAATGTTAATGTAGAAGTGTCNTTAAAATCACAAGTACCGTTCTTAACGATTCCNTCTAATTCTAATCTTTTTACAACCTCTTTGAATTTAACGTTAGGTCTAATAGTAAGTCCTCCGTTAGCGATTGTGTTACCTGTTAAAAGAGCAGCTGAAATATATTTCCCTGCTGATTCTCCTGCGTAAGTAGTAGTAATGCTTGTAGTAGTAGCCATTTTTATAAATTTAATTAAATAATATTTTATTCACTCTTTCTTGAATAGTCATAGGTCTATTGTTGTTTAATAGAACAGACTCTTTTTTCTCCACTTTATTTTCAGGAGAGTGTACAACTTCTTCTGCATCAGCAGATAGTTCTACTTTTTCTTCTTTTACTTCATCTTTAGATAACTCTTGTGGTACTTCTTTAGATTCTCCCATAGATTTATCTTCAATTAATGAATTAATCATAGACATTAACTCTGTCTTTACAGCTGATAATTCTTCAGCAGTAACATAAAGGACTTGTTCTTTTACCTCTTCTTTAACTTCTTCTTTAACCTCTTCAGCAGGTTCTTCAGCAAGTTTTTCAGATTCTACTTTCTCTTCAGAAAGTGCTACATCCTTTACCTCTTCTTTTACCTCTTCAACAGCAATGTCTTTTACTTGCTCTTCCTTAGATAGATGCAAAAGTTCTTTTACGTTTTCGAGAATTTCGGTTGCTTTCATACTCATTGATTTATATTAATATAACTTTTAAAAATAATACTGTCGTGTTTTTACTCCTCTGTGTTCTTGTAAATACTACCTATACCCTGTTTCCAATAGTAAGGTGCTTTACATTTGTTTCTGTTGTTATTCTTATCACACTTGATAGAGTAAGTNTTTTTGCATTTACAATAAACTGCNTTCATCTTATTTNTCTATTTCTTTTAGTTTACTAATAGCCCAATTTACACCCGAACTACCACCCCAAGCATCCCACATAATNCCTCCACAACCCTCTGAATAAGGCACNTCTTTATGTTGTTGGTGTCTTTTAAATGATGCCATACGTGCAATAGTATCTCTACTAATTGGCTCTCTGTTAGCTAATTGACTTGCTCTAGTCCAACCAACACTTGTACCACAGGATATCTTGTTTTCTTTTTTGTATTTTAATGCCTTTTTAGCATTGTTTACAGCACCTTGTGGATAATCACTATAAGACTTCAATTCAACATCTTCTGATAGCATATCCTTTATTTGTTCAAGTATCTCACTAGCCTCTACCTCTTCATCTTTAACAGTAGTGAAGTTATCACTAAACATACCTTCTATACTTAAACCTAAGTATTTACCTGCTTTAACATCTTCCCAAACCTCATCGTTGTCTATCTTCATAGTAACAACCCAAGCACCTTTAACTGCGTTTAGATTGTAAACAGATGATTTATCCATTTTAGGGTCATCAACTATCCAAGATTCAATAACAGAAACACCACTTGTCATTTCGTTATCGTGTTCTAAAGTAGCGTTGTTTAGCTTTAGTCTTTTAAGATATAATTCAGATGCCTTTCTTACAGTTTCTTCAGAAAATACTACATTGTATTCATAGTCCTCTTTTCTTCTGTAAATTAGTTTGTTAGGTACTAAAGCCAAGCCTACAATAATCCTTTTTTCAGAATCTACTGTTTTGAATTTCATCTCTTGCTTACTTAAAGCAACAAAGTTTTCTTCGATAGCAGGATACTCGACCAAGGAGATGGCTTCTATACCATTATCCTTGTCGTTTTCATCTATAAATAATTCTATTGTATCTAAATTCTTCATTTGAGTGTATTTATATTATGTTAACTATATTTATTTAATATTGTCCTGTTTTATAACGATGCAGTTTCTACTATGTTAGATTCTAATGCTTGACTGCTAGTTATCTCTCTTGAAACTACGTATGCTTTTAATGGTTGGTCAAACTTACTCTGTATAGCATCTACTAATTGTGTACTATTACTATTACCTACAATATTAAAGTTCATTTCTCTTTCAGCAGAACTCGTAGAAGAACCACCTGTTGAGGTTACAGCAGAACTAGAAGATGCACTCGCTGTTGTTTGGTACTTTTGTCTGCTTATAGTAGCTACTTGTGCTAAACCAAAAGCTATGGTAGGTAACGCTTGAGCAAGTCTTGCAAAGAAACCTCCTTTAGATTGAGCCATAACCCCTGCTGCTGCCGATGCTGTATTTACAAGAGCCATAGATATATTGAAAGCCTTTTCTGCTTTAAACTTTTTCTTAGCTATAACTTCTTGTTTCTTCCTTAACTCTTCATCATTAGTAGCTATCTGATTAAGTATTTCTTTTCTTTTTTCCTCTGATAATTTTTCGTTACGTAATCTAGCATTAAGCTGTTCGTTTTTTGCGTTGGTTTTGTTTTGTTCGATAGTCATTTCTCTCTCAAACTCTGCACTAACGAAGTTGCTTATAGAAGCTAGTATTTCTTTTGATTTTTCTGCATAAAGTTTTAGTTCTTCTANTTTTTCAANCCTAGCCTTTTTCTCTTTTGCTTCTCTATCAATCTCTTTTTGAATNCGTTGGTCATCAGCATAAGCACCTACTTCTTCAANCTCTGTATTCATTTTATCGATATCTTCCAATAAAGACTGCCAATCATCGCTTTCCATTAGATTAGTAAAAGAATCTGTATTCACTCTAACATCAATCTCTGTTCGAGTACCTTTAGTTTTCTTCTTTGTAGAGTCTTTTTTAGGAACAAATTCTAGTCCTTTCCTCAATTCATCAATCCTATCTAATATTGGCTGTGAACTTTTTTCTACCTCATCGGCTATTTTATCAAAATCTTCTTTTAGTTCTTTTCTACTCTTTTCAACGTTAACAAAACGAAGAGCCGCACCTGTATAAGGGTTAGAGCCTACTCTTTCCCTTTTGGTTAATTCCACGCTTTGTTCTACTAAGAATTTTTTAATTTGTTTAGCCTTTTCCTTTTCATCTTTTATATCATTTATTCTCCTAAGAGTAGCTTTTTTAGTTAGTAGTTCAGAGTTTTCTTCAACCAATTTATCTATCTCAATTCTTGATGCTTGAGACAATACATAACTATCAATAGATTCTCTAACTTTATCTAACTCTTTTCGGTAATCTATTTCTTTATCTTTAAGAGATGGAACTAATTTCTCCAATTCCTGTATAGCTACCTTCCTTTCTTGTTCAGATGAGTTTACATTAGTCAATACATTGTAGTATTGATTCATTAAGAAAGTCTTACCACCAAGAGTATTTAGCGATTTACTCAAGTCATCAACACCCTCTTTAGCTTTACTCGTACTACCATAAAAGTAATCTATTGCCGATATAACTGCTTGAATAGCTAACAATATACCTAGAGGACCCATAAGAGATGCCCACATAGCTTTTAAAGCACCACTTAATCCATAGGTAGTAGCAGTAGCAGCAGCTTCAGTAGTAGCCATAGCACTTGTTGCAGTAGCATTAACACCTTTAGCAACCGTAGATTGATTTGTTGCCACAGTAGATGACTTTGTAGCATTAGCACTTAAATCCTGTTGACCTGCTAAAAAGAATAATTGAGATGCTAATTGCGAAATGTTATTCGCCATACCTCTAATACCATAAGGTGCATCTGAAATTACCCTACCTAATTCTAAAGCAGCACCACTAGCTAGTCCTGTGTTACTCTTTAATGTAGTCATCCCACTAGACAACTTATTAGTAGATTTCTGAAGTGTTTTAACCGATGGAATAAACTTACTTTGAGTAGCTGTTAAGTCTTGTAACTCTTTTTCTGCTTGTTGAATCCTTAACCTATACTCTATCCAAGATTGATTAGTTGTAGCCTTAGCAGCTTGCTCTTGCTTTAAAGCACTTATCTCTTGTCTAATAGCTAGCTCAGTACCTTTTATAGCACGTGTACTCGTTTTTCTTAAATCATCTAATTTCTTATTAACATTGGATAATTTCTCTTTCTCTAAGTTTAGTTGTGCTACTGCTTTTTTATACTTGACAGTCCTACCATCTAACTTATCTAAAGATGCTGTTAGGTCTTTTATTTTATCTTTAGCTGTTGCTTGCTCTAGCTTTATTTTTAGGATTATCTCTTTATCTGTTGCCATTTGTTAATCTTTTTCTTTTAATNNTTGTTCTTAATTCTTTCAATGTAGATGGCATCTCGTACAATCCTTTTGCCATATTAATTTCTAAGTCATCTATAAGCCAATCTTGACTTCTTAATAAATCTAAAGTTTCTTTTAGCATATCTGTAAATTAAAGGTCTGTTAATAGTTCTAAATCAGACTGACCTGTTGTTAAATCAACTCTAAGTTTGTTTATTTTAAATCTTTTTGAGTTTATGATAATCCTGTCTGATAATTTTATACTCTCTAGGATTCTTAAAGG